TGGAAAAAGGTAGAAAAGAACGAGCAAGGAAAGCAATGCACGAAATGCCACGAGTTTCTTTCTTGGGGTAATTTCTATAAAAACAAAAACTATTCAGACGGTCATACATATCACTGCAAAAGTTGCGTGAGAAAAGATTCCCTCACCAGACTTGAAAAAGAAACAGAAGAAGAAAATCGAGCGCGATTGAAGAGGGTCAGGGAATATAGAAAGTCCTTATCGCCAGAAAAGCGCACCGCTGACAAGAGAAAATATCTGAAGAAACTTAAAGAAGAAAATGGGGAAAGATGGGAAAAGTACAAAAAAAGGCGCAACCAACAAAAAATAAGACGACTCAAAAATAACCCACGAGCCAGAATGATGAAAAACATAAGGAGAAGGCTTTCTAGCGTAGTAAAACTAAAGGGCGGGAGAAGACCAGACTCTTACTCTAAAACCATAGGGTGTTCGCCCAAGGAGCTTTACGAATACATAGAAAACAAATTCACAGAAGGAATGTCTTGGGATAATTACGGAGAATGGCACATAGACCACATAAAACCCATATCCAAACATAACCTAGACGACATCAAAGAAGTAGAAAAAATAAATCACCACACAAACCTTCAGCCTTTATGGGCTGAGGAAAACATAAACAAGGGGGACTCATATCCAGATGAAACTATTTGACATACATGGCAGACCACGAAGCAGAATGGTTTCTAAGTACCTGATTGATTGGGAGAAGAAGTCGAAGTCCAAGCTGCAATTCAACGTGAAGCAATTTTTAAAAGGTTACTGGCAAAACCATATTGTCTACGAAGAGTTTCCTGTATATGGAACTCGCCTAAAGGTAGACTTTATTAATATGACAAAGAAAATGGCCGTAGAAGTTCATGGTCCACAGCACGAAAGCTTTAACAAATTTTTCCACGGCAATTCTAGAGCTAAATATCTTGCCTCGATCAAGCGAGATGCTCAAAAAGCAGAGTGGTTAGAAAAAAACAATTTTATATTTATCGAAATTTATGATAAGGACATTGATAATTTATCAAGACAATTCATAGAAAAAACTTATAATATATCATTAGTGTAATTTAAAACATGAGCGATAATCACCCCAAAATCATTACGAAGCCACTGCTTAGACAATTAAACGACCACTCAGGAGGCGGGTTTTTATTGTTTAACTTCGACGAAAACGGAATGCCAGAAATGCACAGCAATTTTGACACTCACGCCGAGGCTATGGCCCTTCAGTATTACTGCCAAAACTGGCTCAAAGCCGTAGAGCTAGTAACCGTAGAGCAAATGAGCTTGAACATAGCTCAAGGTCAAGAGCCACCCGCAGAAGAGGGTGACGATTTAGATGAAATTTAGAGCTTGATCTATCTCCAAGACTGTGTTATTATTTAACACATGAATGGCTTATATTCCCTACAAATAGAACGACATGTGCTTGGGGGGTTAATCAGACATCAAGATGTTTTCGCAGAGATCGACGCATTTGTTAGTGAGAAAGATTTTTTCAATGACGTCCACTATACAATTTTCAGCGTAATCAAAAACTGCGTATACAATCAAAAGAAAATCGACAAAGTTCTTTTAGCAAATCAAATTAAAGAGCTCGGAGTTTCTTTTAAAGACGACATTAACATCTATGATTATATTGAGAACCTCTCATTCACGCAAATCACAAAAAGTGCAACACTCGAAGCCTGTAAAGAATTAGTAAAATACAGAGTAAGACGAGAGATAGCTGCGACAGCAGAAAAGATCAAAGACGAAGTAAAGCAAGCAGGAGAGAAAGGAATCGACGAAATAGTTTCCGCTTGCGACTCCATTTACAACGATAAAATCCAACAGTACGGCAGCGAGGAAAAACCTGAAAAGCTGACAGACGGATTGATGGAGCTTCTAGAAGAGACTGGTAACAGTCCCGAAGACGAGTTCGGCTTTGCAAGTCCCTATCCTGAGTTTAATAGGATGTACGGTGGCTTCAGGTCAGGGCACGTTTACGCTATTGCCTCAAGACCGGGCGAAGGTAAAAGTACGTGGCTCAACGACGTATGTTTTAAAGTTGCCGAGCAGTCAGGCATCAAAGCTCTGCTTCTAGACACGGAAATGTTAACGAAAGAAATTAAATTTAGATTACTCTCTTCGCTAACATCTGTGCCTACTTGGTATTTAGAAACTGGAAACTGGAGAAAGAATCCAGACTACTACGACCAAGTAAGAAAAGCAGAAGATAGAATCAGACAGAACAGAGACTTCTACCATTATCACGCTGGTAATAAAAACGTAGATCAAATTTGTTCGATGATCAGACGTTGGTACTACAACGAGGTAGGTAGGGGCAATAAATGCTTGATTGCTTACGATTATGTAAAGCTAACTGGTGAAAAAGTCGGACAAAACTGGGCTGAGTACCAAGCTATTGGAGATAAAATCCAAAAGCTTAAAGAGGTAGCTGAAGAAGTTAACGCGCCCCTGCTTACAGCCATGCAGCTAAACAGGAGCGGAGAAAACAGAAACAGAAATTCATCAAACTTGGTAGATGATAGCTCTGCAATCTCCCTGTCCGATAGGCTGCAATGGTTCGCGGCTTTCGTAGGTATTTTCAGGCGTAAAACCTTGGACGAAATAGCGTTAGATAGCGAAGACTTTGGTACTCACAAGTTAATTCCTGTGAAAACTAGATTCCAAGGTAAAGACGCTATGGGTCATCAAGACTTTTTGCAGAGAGTGTTTCCTGACGGATCAGAAAAGTATCAAATGAATTATCTTAACTTCGATATTCATAACTTTAATATCGAAGAGAGAGGCTCATTGAGGCACATATGCGAAAGAGCCAGAGAATCCTACGAGCTAGAAGGCGGTAGCACAGAAAACCCTGCTGACTCAGTATTGTGACGGACATAAAAGAAATGTTGTACGAACTTGGGTACTCTAATATATCCGAGTATCCGAAAGAGTATCGCACGCGCCCTATATACAGGGAGTCCGATAACAATACCGTTCTGCGCATCGACAAAAGCACGGGGAGGTTCGTTGATTTTGCGGAGAATATCTCAGGCAGTTTCGAAGACTTAGTCAAGCTCACGCTTAGAATGAAATCTATTGATGAAGCTCAAAAGTGGGTCTCATCCAAAGGTCAGTCAAGCGGAGAAACAAAAGTTACAATCATAAAGCCAGAGATAAAGTCTCCTAAAATCTTCAATAAAAGCTGCTTGAGTAAGTTGGTATCCAATCACGCTTATTGGCATGGCAGGGGCGTTTCTGAAGACACTATTAGTCAATTCCGAGGCGGAATCATAGGAGAAGGCAAGATGAAAAATCGCTATGTCTTCCCCATATTCGACGCCAAAGATCGTCTAGTAGGCGTCTCAGGACGCTACACGCTACCCATAAAGTATGACAGTATCCCCAAGTGGAAGCATATAGGTGACAAGTACGCGTGGAAATACCCACTGTTTTTAAATCACGAGATAATTTTAGAAAAAAAAGAAGTTTTCCTTGTCGAAAGCATAGGGGATATGCTATCTTTATGGGAGGCTGGTTACAAAAATTCAATAGTCACTTTTGGTTTAGATATTAGTTCGTCCATAATGGGCGTGCTTTTAAGGTTTGACCTGAGTAAGATTTATATATCTTTTAACAATGACTCTAATAAAAACAGCAGAGGTAATTTGGCCTCTAAAAAAGTGAGACAGAAACTATTAAATCATTTTGATCCGAATCAGGTGGAAGTAAAACTACCAACCAAGAATGACTTCGGAGACATGAGCACAAAGGAAATACAAGCATGGGTAAAGGAAAATACATCTCGGCATCACGGATGAAAACGTTGGAAACTTGTTCGTGGCTTTACTACGGCAAGTACCACTTAAATCTTCCCGACAAGACGAATGATGGCGCTATACGAGGCTCCATATGTCATCTAGTTTTCGAGCTGCTTCTAGAAGATAAACACCGCAAGCATTACGATAGAATAATGGAGGGTAAATGCACCGAAGCCTCCGAACCTGTAACGAGACTTGTAGTAAAGCATCTCAAAAAGCAGAACGCATTCAACGAAGAAAACTTCGAAATGTGTATGGATATGATCGTAGTAGGGTTGAAATTTGATTTTTACTGCGAAGGCTCAGACCTTGGTGAATCTGAGTTGCGATTTGATATTCATAACGAAGAGCCAGAGTATAAGATAATGGGCTTTATTGACAAGCACGCAATCTATGACGACGAAGAAAAAACAATCAAAATTATAGATTATAAGTCTAGCAAACAAAAGTTCAGAGGCGACGATTTAACATCAAATATCCAAGGGATGATGTACTCTTTGGCGGCTAGACACAAGTGGCCAGAAGCAAAACGCAGATTAGTACAATTTCTATTCTTGCGTTTCCCCCGCCAGCCAATCCAAGAGCTAGAGTTTACCGAGGCGCAATTAAATGGGTTCGAGCAGCACCTCGCAAACGTATACCAAGTTATAAATAACTTTAATTATGAATACGCCAAAACAAATTTCGCAAAAGATAACCCGAAGAACAGTTGGCTCTGCGGAAGGGGCAAGTGGGTTTGTCCACACAAAAGTCCATATACATACTACGTTGTGCTTGACAAAAATCAAAGAGTAGTGCATACTAGTTATGAGAACGATTTTGGAGAACTTAAAGAAGGCCAAACAGTTGAAGAAAGAAAATACGAAGGATGTCCAAGATTTTATTCAGAAGCGAATAAGAAAGACCCCTTCGACATGGAACAAACAGACGACGACCCATTTGATTTTTAATGATACCACTTTTTAAATCCCATTACTCAATAGGCAGATCGATCCTTACCCTTAAGGAGAAAGGAGCCTCGATGAAAAACGGTCCTCAATCAATTATCGACCTGTGCGTTGACAATGACATCAAAGATATGTATCTCGTTGACGACTCTATGAGCGGCTTCCTAGAGGGCTACCTTAACGCTAAAGACGCAAAACTAAATTTCAGGTTTGGGTTGAGGATTAGCGTCTGCAACGACCTAGAAGAAAAGTCCGAGGAGGCCCTGTCAAAGACGTCTAAGATTGTAATCTTCGCCAACAATCAAGAAGGCTACAAATCGTTGATTAAAATTTATACAAAAGCTGCACAAGAAGGATTTTACTACGAGCCTAGAATAGATTATAAATACTTAGCTTCGGTTTGGAACGATAATGATCTTTCATTAATGATTCCATTCTACGACTCCTTCCTGCATAGAAACGCTCTTTGCGGCAGCGTGTGCGTGCCAGACTTTAAGTTTACAAAGCCCGTCTTTGCGGTGGAAGACAACGACATACCGTTTAACTTCCTAATTAAGAATCACATTAAAAAATACATAGGTAAAGAATACGAAGCAATCAAAACTAAAAGTATTTACTATAAAGACAAGGAAGATTTTAAAGCTTATTTAACATTTAAATGTATTAATAACAGAACTACTTTAGACAAACCCAACTTAGATCACATGACTAGCAACGAATTCTGCTTGGAGGCTTACAATGGTTCCGTTTAATCCAAAAAAAGTAAATAAAGAGTGGGGCCATGAAATATGGTTAGCCAACAACGAACAAGAAGACTATTGTGGTAAAATCCTCTTCATCGAAGAGGGTCACTCAACCTCCATGCATTACCACGTAGACAAACACGAAACCTTTTACGTGTTAGAAGGAACGCTCAGGGTAGACATGTTGAGAGACAAAGAGAGCCCAGAAGCCCACCCCTTTACAATGACGGTTAAACAAGGCGAAAGCATGGAGATGGAGAGAGGTCAAGCTCACAAACTTATGGCGGTAGACAGGGATGTTACATTAATC